CTACTCGTTACGAAGATGTAAATGGAAACCCTTATACACCTGTAGGTCCTTTAGAACATTTAGATCCTTCTGCAGCTAAAGAACTAGTGTCTAGTTGTATATCTTTTAAAGTACTTCCTTGATCAAGTAATTCTGTAAGAATTAAATTAAGAACTGCAGAAGGATCTAAATATTCTAAAGGACCTACGGGTGTATAAGGGTTTCCATTTACATCTTCGTAACGAGTAGTCCAAGTACCTGTTCCTTGATCATATTCTCTAATCTGCTGGACAACTTGATTTCCGTTTCCTACATCTCTTACTAGCAAAATTTCTACATCTTGACTAGCAATCATGTTATTTAAAATCTGCAGTAAAGTGGATTCTGTTGCCAGTCCTGCAGAAGATGATACAGAACTAATACGAGCCAGCAACTCGTTTTGGCCTGTTACCTCTACTTGTGTATTATTTCTGCCAACAACGGCTACTAATCTTTGACTCATGGTATATAAATTAAATGCTAATTTAAGAATTTAAAAATTATTCTGCGATTGATTTTAAAAGATTTGCAAATGCATTGATCTTTCCTTTTTTTGCTGATGTTAGGGTAGAATAATCTATAACAGAATTTCCATCATCAGAAATTGACTCTATACCATCGCTAATTGGATTTGAAATTCCATTTGAATTTTTATAAGAAATCTTTCCTGTGTTTCTATCAAAGAAGATTTCGTTTTTATCTGCAGTACTTGGTATTCTATTTTCTGGATTAAGTGCCATCTTAATTAATTTAAACTATTAATAATTTACGAATTTAAAAGGTGTTTAATTTGACTATAAGTTATAAAATTATAATCAGTAGTATCATTTTCGATATCTCTAGTATCGTAGCAATTTAAAATTTCTAATGCTCTTTTTTTGTTTAGCAGTTCATCTAGTTCTTCGCAGCAACTGTTTATTGAACCGTATTGTAACTTTTGTACATATTTAAAAACACAACTAGCAAATTCGCATTGCTTTGCCCAAACTAAAATACGATAACAATCACTTGTAATATTAGGATTAGGCACTGGTGCTGGATTATGTATGACATCAAGACAGCTCATGTTATGTTTTAATAATATATCGCATTACTATATAAGGAGGCATGTTTCTGTGATCATCTCCTGAACCTACTGGATCTGTTGTCCCTATTACACTATGGGTATGGTCAGCTTGTTGTCTAGTATCATCATCAGTAAACCCTGAATCTACATCTGTACGAAGTCCGTTTTGATTACTTCCATTTGCTGTGTAAGTATCAATTTTAGCTTTAGAACCTTCTGTAGTAAGATTAATATCATGAGAATGTATAGGCAATTGATCAATACTAAGTGAAGCATCTACACTACCGCCTGTAACACCTACAGTGTCTAAATTATAAAATGGTGTATTAGGCCCAATTCCAATAGGAACTCTATGTTCTAAATTAGGAACTCTAAACGTTAAAAACGGCGGAATTCCGCCTCCTCCATAAGTTGTACCTATTTCTGCAAATAAATCAGGATATAAAGACTGAAAAAATTGGGAACCATCGCAAAATAACCATCCTGTTGGAGGATTAATTAAAGATTGTTTTCCTGCCCAAGCTATTACAGACCCTGTAGGAGCTGCAGGTAATCCAGGGTCTCCTTGAGGCCCTGCAGGACCTGGATCACCTTGATCACCTTGAGGTCCAGGAATACCTTGAATTCCTTGAATTCCTTGAAGACCTTGTGGTCCAGCAGCACCTGCGGGACCTGTTAGATCACTTGTTGTAAAAGTAGTACCGTCTGAGTACGTAAACGTATAAGTTCCGTCGCCATTATTTACAGTAGCTATAATTCCTACTCCATTTTGTCCTTGAAGTAATGTGATTCCATTACAATCGTTGCAAGTGCACATATATTAATTATTAACATCCTCCGCAGCCACAGCCACAATCAGATACAGTTTTACAATAAGTTGTTGCTGCTGTTAAAATAGCATCTGCTTTATCAAAATCTCCACATGCAAATGCTGCTTTGATTCCATAAATAAATATTTCTAATTGATTTACTTGTTCTTTTAGTTTAGTAGTTTCTGCTGCAGAACAAGCATTAATTAGTTTTAAAACTAATTTGTCTTTACATGCACAAAGATTGCATATAAATAGTACATTTTGTTTTTGATTAGTATAGATATTAGTAGCAGTTTCTACTGTGTATAGCACATAGTATATACCATCTCCTGCAAACCAAGAAGCATCTGAAATAACAGTTCCTTGTACTGGGGTAGGGTTATTAAACAGTAAAGTATATAAGTCTACTGTAGTACTTTTTATAATAAAATCTGCTAAAGAATTAGAACCTGTTACTGTAATTGGTCCAATTGTTTGAGAGATATTGATAATATAGGTACCGCCGTTATTATTTCCTGTACCTGTTCCAAGTGCTATAATCTGTGTTCCTGGAAGAATACCAGGTCCTGTAAGATATTGACCAACTGCAAAAATTCCTGAAGTATGTGTAGTATCAGTAAAAGTAGTGCCTGCGATAGAGCCTACACCTACTGCTGTTGTAACTCCGCTTTCTGTAAACGGCAAAATGCTTACATAAGCATCTGTTACATCTGTCGTAGTAACGACATTTGCTCCTCCCCAACCGCCTGTATTATCTGTTGCATTATATGGGTTAGTGGTTTCAGCAAGTGATATTTTATTACACTTGTTACCTAGAGATAAAGATATGCTGGGAATTAGAGCCATGCTAAAATTTTCTACTAAAGTTAATAATAAAAAATATAGTAGCCCGCCACTGAAGACAGCAAATGTGGCAGGCTACTGGGGGTTGGAGAATTACTCGTTAAAGCTTGCTGGAGTAAGACCAAGTGCAAGAACCAATTCTTCGCCTGAAGAACCTGAACCTGCTAGAGTTCCTACACCTGCAGTGTTAGCAAGGTTAGCATAGAATACTACGTTACCTTGACCTCCATCTGTGGATACAAGTCCGCGGATATCTTCTTCCCAAGAAACGTTAAGAGCAGAATATTTACTTGTAAGTGCTGTAGCACCTGCAGTAACTCCTGGGATTTTAACTTCTTGGTCACGAGCGATAGAAGGAACAGCCAATTGTTGGTTTTCTCCTTCGTATCCGTAAGAAAGATATTCATCCATTGCAACTTGTTGAAAAACACCGTTTCCGTTAAACGCTCCTTGAATATGTGTTACAAGAGTTGTAGGATCAGAGAAAGTAGCAGTGAAACGGTTTGCGTAGTAATCACGGAAAGTGTTTACGTTAAATGGCGCTACAATACCTGTGATTTTAACACCAAAGTTAGCTGCTGCTGCAAGAGCGGCAGTAATAACTTCTACGTTAGCTACTGCGATAGTTGCTGTATCTCCTACATATGGAGTATCCAAAGTAATAGAAGTAGGCGAGTTAACTGCTGCTACTTTATAAACTGGGTCATTAACAGTTGTACCTGCCAAACGAATAAAGTCACCAACAGCAACGTTGGTAACAGTACCGTTAAGAACTACTCCTTTAGAACCGTTAGTTACACCAAAAGTTGTAACAGCACCTATAATAGCAGCACCTGCGTCATTACAGATAGCTTCAAATTTCAAGTAATGGTTAGCAGGCTCATCTTTAAAGTTAAGATATCCATTTTTAACCAAAGCTGAAGCAAGTTCTGCTTGAGTAGCTGTAGCATCAGTTAAAACAGGACCAGCAAACAAACTCATTGGTTGAGAACGGTTACCAGCGTCGTTATCGCGCTTTCGGACTTTAATAAAAAAGCTAGTGCCGCTGGCTACAGGAAGAGCTCCTGCTAGAACACCGTTAAATCCGATTGTTGTAATTTGTTGAGCAGCTGACTTAAATTTAGAGCTAGTAAGTTTTATTTTACCCTTTGTCAACACTGGAGTTTTCATCAAAGGTACTCCTGCTCCTTTACCTTGTACGATACGGAATTGATCTCCGTTTGCAAGAGCTGTAAAAGCTGCTGCGTTAAGACGACGGTTTCCAAGGTCAGTAAGTACTACGGCTCCTTTTGCTAAGTTAACATCAGTAACCACAGCGCCCGCTGCTGGCAAACCTGCCGCTGTTTGTGCGTTATCATCTAAGATAATCGAAAACACTTTGTTTGCTTTTCTAAACATTTTGGTTTGTTTTTAAATTATTACTCGTTTTTATTCTAGTTCCTTTAAAGGTTCTATTATTTGCAATTTTTGTTCTTTTACTCTTTCCATCATTTCATCTGCGGCCATCTGAACTATAATTAAATGAGTTGATTCATCTAATTCTGAGTTTCTCTGGTTTACAGGCGTTGTTCTGTCTACTACTATTTGGGATGGATTTTTTAAATATCGCATGTGGTAAGCTACAATATTAAAAGTTCCATCTGTAAATATTTCATGACGTTTTGCAGTGGCAGGAGTTGCTGGATTGACTCCGTCTACAAATCTAGAGAACTCTGATCTCCAAACTCTTGCATCTCCCCAAGACTTATAAAAAGGCTTTTTATATTTACTCCAATTAAATCGTTGCATTTCGTTGTGGCTTATAGGCACAATGTATGCGTAGATTGGGTTATCGGTTCCGCATTCTGTTTTGTCAATTGCACACTCTTCGTAAATAGTATACATGTGATCTGATGGTAAGTCAAAGAACTGGCCTACAACATTTGAATTAGTAATAATACCAACCTGCGATGCTGAAGGTGTTAAGGCAGGAGCGTCTTTAATCAACGCTCCCAATCCTTGGTTTCTTATTTCAATTTCCTGAAAGCCTTTGCCTTTTCGGTTATTTAGCTCATCGTAGAACTTTTTGATATACAAAGTCTCGGCAATGTTTAGAACAGAGGTGATTTCAAAATCCTCATATCCTGGAGAACCAAAACTTGAACTTCTGTCAAGTATTCGTTCTACTTCATCGGCCATCTGATTTGCAGTCATTAGTTACGTTTTGCTAAATCAATTTTTGCTTTTATTCTTAGTTTAACCTCTTGATTGTCTGGGTTAAGAAGATAGTTTACAACATCTGTAAGTTCTCCTAGCTCAGCGCCATTATCAAGAGTATATCTTTTTTCACCTTTGCGTATAATTGCTCCGACTTCTACAGCCTCTTGAACAAAGATACGTTCATTGTATTGAGGGTGGTTTACAATTTCTAAGAAGTATTTAGGATTGTTTTCAACAACAGTAAGTACTTCATTTTTCAACCAGTCCTCAGTAGCAGTTGCTGGAATTGTTCTTCCTAAAGACTTAATAAAGCCAATAGTGTTTTTCTTGTTACTTGTAACCTCTGCAAACTTAATGTATGCGTCAGCTTTCAAGTTAGCTTCTTCCAGTTTCTTAACTGTTACTTTGCTTTCTTCTACTATCATAAACTCGTAGCTAGCTTTTAATGTACGCTCTTCATAAGAAGGTGCTACCATAGTTTTATTAGATAATAGAATCTTATACTTTAACATGTCAAGAGCATGATTTAGATTAAGAGTTGTACCTTCTTTAGTAAGTACTACTCTTGCTCTCCTATCGTTTCTCCAGAAATTTTTATCTGCAACTAACGTAGGGTTTAAATCTACTCCTAACTCTTTTTCAAAGAACTCTTTTTCTGTCATCCCGTTTGGATAACTTTCCATGTACTTTTGGATTCTAACTCTACGTTGATCATCCAAAATTACTTTAACTCCTCCACCTCTAGTTTCGCTATTAAGCGGCACTTGGTAGCTTCGTTTAACTTTGTTGAGCAAAAATGGATCTTTTGTTCGATCCTGTCCTGCTACTAATAGGGTACTCCATTTCCCTGCTGATTCTACGGGTTTTACTTGAACAATCTTGTCAATTAAAAAACTCCCGTAAACTACTTTTTCTTTTTCTGCTGTCTCCATTTTATTTGCTGTCTTAATTAATTCTCTTTTAAAAATGCCCCCTCGGAGGGATTAGCTCCAAGGGGATACATTTATATACCTTTATTATCTTTCGATATTCAATCTAAGGTCCACAACTTTAGTTGGGTCTTCGATCATCATACCTCCCCATTTCTGGAAGTGTACTTCATAACCGTCAACTCGTGACGCAACCATTTTAGGTGATCCTTTTCCTGCAGGAGAGAATGGATCTCTCATACCTGGGATGTATGCCCAGTTGTAATCAGGAACTCCTTTAGGCTTAACTCGGTAGATACCAGCAGTATCGCCATAATCCAAAGCAAGGATACGGTGAGATTCTACGATACCTTTTCCATCAGGGTGACGTTGTGGGAAGTATACATCATCATCGAAGAAATCAAGGATCTCAACCATGATAACAACTCCGTTGTACCACTCGTACACGTTCCACTGAGGCTCGATAGCGCCTTTAGTGTTTTTACCACCAAGGTTTCCTGGATCAGTATCACGATACAAGAATTTATCAGAGATAACTGTGAATTTACCAGAACCTTGTTTAGCTTGGATTTGCTTAGAGATTTCGATAGCACCGAATTCACCTGTTAGCAAGTGGATAACACGTTTTCCACGCTCGATTTTACCAACACCCATATCTAGCAATAGTTCAAGATGCCAGTCAAGGTCATAAGTATTGTAGTAGTGAACGTTAGAAGGAGCGATTTGCTCAAAGAAACCTGAACCTGACTCAACAGCATATTTAGTTTTGTCATCTTTGTTCAAGTACTTGTGATCTGCAGTCCAGTTCTTCTTACCATACAACAACATACGAGCAAACATTTCTTCACACTGATGGTGAGCAACCATATCTTGATAGTTAATCCAGATAGATTCTGTTTGTCCTTTGTAGTTAAATCCGAATTCAAGAGGTTCGTTTTTACCTTTGTTGATTGTGTTACCTGCTACTTCATACTCCATACGTAGAGTAGAAGGACGGTTTTCCATTCTCCAAGGAGAAGTAAAGTAAGGCTTAGCTCCTTGATAAGAAAGAGTTGAAGGAGAAAGCGAGTAGAATTTAGACCATCGTGATCCGATAGCAAGTTCTTCAGAAGGAATAGTTTTGTTAGCATTATCTGTCAACAATTCTACTTCAACTTTGTAACGAGAACCAGCATCCATTGCTTTCTTAACAAGAAGATGATAATCGTCTAGATCTCCACGAAGTACGTTTGTTTCTTCAAACAAAGGTTCGTCAAAGATTAGATAAAAGCGCTGTCCGTTAGCACCGATATTTGCTGGGAAAGTACCTGCGGAAATAGTAAGTCCG